GTCAAGAGTAATTGGAGGACCTGCTTCATACATAATGGTGGGCATGAATTCCGAGATGATGACAATCAAATCTATGTACGATCCATTTGAAGATCAAATTAAAATTAATTTACACGCAACCTACGGTGTAGGTGTATTTGACGTACCTGCGTTCGTATCAGCAGCATAAACATAATAAAATAAAAAATATAAAATTATGAGTTCTTGCTATATTTCAGAAGGCTATACCTTGGATTGCAGAAATGCAAGCACCGGCGGCTTAAAAACAATTTGGATACTTGGTGATTCAGGTAATACAATCACAGGATGGTCAGAAAACGTCAATGAGGCAATCACTGCAATTTCTGGTACAGGGCGGTTCTACAAGTTTGAATTGGTGAAACAATCATCTTCCTTCTCGGAAGCGATCACCGTCAACACGACTGCTCAATCAGTTGTATTTGAACCTACCCTAACAATCAACCTACCTAAACTTTCACAGGATTTGAGAAATATTTTCCAAAGCTTGGTTGCACAGAATAATATCTTTGCAATCGTTCGTGATAACAACGACCGTTATTGGTCTTTCGCTTTTGAGAACGGAGGACTTGTCACAGCGGGTGCAATTCAAACAGGTACTGCTTATGCAGACCTCAATGGATTGTCAGCGTTGACGATCGTAGGTGGTGAACCAAATGCATCACAGGAGATCATCGTAACCACTACATTAGCAGCGGTTATGACAGGTATCACTGTATCTGCGGAATAATTCCAAAAAAAATAAAGGGGGTGGGGAAACCTTCCCCCTTTTTCAAAGCCTTTCTCAAAAAAAAATAGAATACAAAAAACATGAAGTGGAACGGGAGAAATTATAGACCTGCGTATGGAATACCTGTCTATCCAAAAAAAGAATCATCAATTGAAGAATTACTCAAACCTTTGGGTGAAAAGATTGATAAGGGAAACGTATGGAGACCCATACTGAATCAACCCGTGAACATCTATAAAGAACCTGTCACGACACCACAAGTGACACCATCACCAACTCCATCACCTTCGGTTACCCCCACACAAACCCCGACACCTTCGGGTACAGGAACACCAACACCTACCCCAACTTCAACAAGTACACCAACACCATCACCTTCCACACCCGCTGCTGCGTCCATTTCATATAGACAAGTAGTTGAAGGAACTGATGAAATTGTAAATTGTAACTTCGGAACACCAGGTTTGATAGTTGTGATGGTACAAGGTGAAAACAACAATAGTGGTACTATTGACAATGTAACTATTGGTGGTGTTGTCGCTACACAAGCGATACTGAACAGTTATAATTTCGGTGGTAGTAACCGTTTAGTACACGGTATTTATTATCGTGTCGTCACAGGTTCAACGGGAACAGTGAAAGTCAATTTCACAACAGCAAATAACGCTTATGGTTTATCTGTATTTACCATCACAAATTACAATTCATCAACCCCAACTTATACATTTGGTGTGGGAAGTGCTGCTACAACATCATTGAGTGAAACAACCACATCATTATCAGCAGGTAGTGTTGGTGTTACTGGTTTGATGAATTCAATTGCTTCTGGTAAAAACATTACTTGGACAAACGCAACAGAAAGATTTGATATAGGTTATAGTACTGTTTCGCAAGGTTCGGGTGCTGATTTTACACAAGCAACCACAGGTACAAGAACAATTACCGTTAGTGGTTTAGCCAATTCGGGTAGTAATGTATGGCAAATAGCAACGTGGAGGTAATATGGGATTACGTACAAAAAAACAAGTAGTGTGGGGTGATCAACTTTATGATGGTTTTGAAATCATCGGTATTGAGTGGTTATTCCGTAATGACACTATTTATGTACTAACAGAATACTTTTATTCTAATCAAAATATTAGAAGGTTGGTAAAACATCCTTTTCCTGGTGGACATAACGTCAACGTAGATAAATTGATTGAAGAAGTACAACAATTACATGGGTAGAATATTTCAAAGAAAACAATTCAGTGATTATCTTGGTGAGAACCGAGCGATATTGGATATTGTAACTAATTATACTCAAAATCCAATATGTCCCGAACAGATTATATTAATTGATGCTACTTCAAATTTTGGTGGTTCAGTACTTGATCGTTTATATGATTATTCGGGTGGTAGTTTGACATCGGTTTATTGTAATAGTTATAATACTTCTGTACCAGAGAATTATACTGCTTGGACAAGAAATGTTCAGATTGGTGGTTATAATTATCCTGCTTGGGGTGGATCAGGTACAACTTTTCCATCTTATTATTACTACATTGCGTGGGATACACAATATAATGGATGGGTCTATTTTAGGATGGTTGATTCTAATAGACCCATCTATTCAGGTATGACTTCACCCCTACCAATATCATATATAGGGATTTATACTGGTACTACTTTTATTGGTGATACTGCTTACCCAATTTTAGAAAATCCTATTGATCCATTATCCCTCAATGCGATGTGGTCATCACCTTGTCCTCCCGCACCCACATCTACACCAGCAGCACCTTCACAAACCCCAACGAGGACACCGACACCAACACCTACACCAACAGGAACTTTGGGTATTACCCCTACTCCTTCGGTTACACCAACGGTGACACCTTCCCCATTGAATTTATTTGTGGTGGGTCAAGGTTTTGACCTTACCGCGGAAGCAATACTTTACGATAGTAATACAGACAGCATTTTTGTAGGTGGACAATTTTCTTTTTGGAACGGTAGTATATCACGATTTATTACCAAAATGAATAATGATGGTACTATTGACCCAACATTTAGTTCAGGGTTCGGTGGTGTTACTTCGGGTTCGGTACAATGTATGGGTCTTGACGGAAATTATTTATGGTTAGGTGGTACTTTCAATCAAAATTATGGTTCACAAGGTGTAACCCGTATTGTAAAAATAGACACAACAACAGGAGATATTTACTCTGGATTTGTGACAGGAACGACAGCCAATTCAACCGTTAGTAGTTTAGTGGTTGATAATAATAAAGTGGTTATAACTGGTGCGTTCACAACATATCAAGGTTCTACAAGAACAAGAATTGCTAAACTAAATATTGACGGAACATTAGATACAAGTATTACTTTTGGTAGTGGGTTCAATAACCCTGTAAATAAGATTATAATAAATAACGCAGGAAATTATGTTGTTGTTGGTACATTTACTACTTTCAACGGAACGACCGTAAATAGAATTACAGAAATAAACCCATCAACAGGTTTGGATACTGGTTTATTCGGTAGTGGTTTTTCTGGTGCAGTACAAGACATAGCCTACGATAGTGTAAATAATGTTTATTACTGTCTCACAAATGATACAATTACTTTCAGGGGTGGAACAGCGGCACAGGTACACAAAATAAATTCATCAGGAACGGAAATACAAACAGGTAATATAGAAACTGGTGTAATTCCAAGTACATTATTTATAGATGTTCCAAATGATAGTTTATATATGTCCAAAAATGCTTCAACTTATTGGGTGAAAGCAGAACTTTCAACCCTTACACCTGATACAACTTGGATAGCAAATAATGTTGGGGTAAATGGTTCGGCTTCTACTGCCCGTCAAGCGGTACATGTAGGAAGTACTGCTAAAGTTTATATGGTTGGTTCATTTACATCATATTACAACCAAAATTATAACCATATTGTTAGGGCTAATTCTGACGGAACAAATAACTCTACATTATAATGATATACCTATATCAAAACCAATACACAAACGCCTCGGGATCTTGTTCTCGTAATTCCACAATGGTAGACCCCTACTATATGTGGAATATGGAACATAAACTATCGGGTGAGATTTTCAATTTTATCCCATATAGAATCCCCCCAACAACAAATTACAAACCTGGTTATGACCTATTCAATATCGGGATTTTTGACAATATTCCAGAATCACTAACGGGTGATACGATGACTGGTCAAACGAACGTTCACCTAATACCTGGTGAATATTTCCTAAAAGTGTACCAACAAATGTCTGGAAATACATTACAACCTACAACGGAAGAAAACGTTGTATTTCAGACCTTGGTAAATGTTGTTGGTACAAATCAGAATATCCCTGTTTCTTATCAGGGTGAAGATGATATATTTATCATATACAATTCAGACAATGATTAAGATAGACAAACTAAATTTTGGTATGGTTACCCCTGAACGGTTCGTTGAAAAAATGAACAAGGGAGAGGAATTTGTCAGATGGGGATTAGACAACATGGAAATTGAACGTTGGTATGACTACGCAGATTTTTCACCCATCCATAACGCGTGTATTCGTTCAAAGGTGGATAACTCATCAGGACGTGGGTTTACGAACGATTACAAGATCAACAACAAACAAACCCTAAACGATGTAATCAAACAGATGTTTTGGGAATTTATAGTTGGTGGGAATTTGTTTTTAGAGATCATTTGGAAGAACGACCGTCGTGACGGAATCGCAGGGTTTCATGTAATACCATCAAAATACCTTCGTGCTAAGAGACCCGAGAATAATGAACTACTGACAGATTCATGGTTCTATTGTCACGATTGGGCTAATTGGAGAAAAGCAGGTATCGTGGAATTCAAAGAATTTGATCCACAGAATTATACTGATCGTCAGATTCTGCATATCAAACAATACTCACCTGGATACATTTTTTACGGTGTTCCTGACTACTTATCGTCCATGTTGGACATCCGTCTATCTCGTGCTATTTCGGAGTTCAACCTTTCAAATATTTCAAACGGTGCGTCACCGTCAATGTGGGTACATTTTCCACAGGAAGCACCCGATTCACAGAACGATCAAGAGGACATCCTACGTCGTTTAGAAGACCGATACCGTGGTAGTCAAAACGCAGGTCGTATCATCGTCAGTTATGGTGGTGAAAGTGGAAAACCTGAAATCACACAAATCACCCCTACAATGCAAACGGGTGGATACGCAGAGATCTTCGGACTTGTTAGGGAAAACATCCTCGCGGGTCATAAGATCGTGGATGGATCAATCATAGGATTACCTAATCCAACGGGTTTCAACAGTTCATCAGAACAACTTGAAACTACGTACAAACTATTTATGAACACGTCAGTTAGACCACTACAAGAATTCCTAATTAGAGAACTTGAACCTGTTGTACAACTGATCTATCCTAACGAACAAGTAAATCTTGTGATCCAACAAAACCAAATCCTATCATGATCTACGACGTACTCCTAATATCCGAACAAAAGCTGAAATCAAATACTCCGATCAACGACAACGTTGACAGTTCGGAATTACGTTTTTCTATTCAACAAGCACAACAGATTTTTATTCAAGAGACCTTGGGTACAAATCTCTATGAATACATTTTGGATCTTGTAAAGACTGGTGATATCAACGATCCGATCAAGGTTGATTACAAGGAACTGTTGAATAACTTTATTACACCTACGTTGATTAGTTATTCCTATTACCTTGCGTTGGATAACTTTTGGGTAAAGTTCGTCAATATCGGATTACAGAATATGAGATCCGAACAAGGAACACCGATTGATATCAGAGGTCTAACGTATTTGAAGAACAACGCGAGGGACAACGCACAGTTCAATGACAACTTGATGAGACGTCACTTGGTTTTCAACAACTGGAAATACCCACAATATACACTGACTACGAACAATGGTCAGTTGATTCCCGAGTTCGGGGGTGCATTCAAAGCACCCATTACATTACCGACCTACGGTCGTGCGGGTTCAAAGAACGCATCAGGATTGTCTTTTGGTGGAAATTACGGAGACCAAGGTTTCTATGGATGTCCAATACCATGGTGGTATGGCAGCAGGGGTTCAGGAGAGTAATCACTCTTCTTCGTCCTGATCAGGGAGTTCAATTTCCCAAGTTTCTGCGTTGGAACTAAAATCTTCCCATAGGGTCTCGTTCATCCAATTGTATTGGAAGTGTTCCAAGTAGTTCTCAAATTGTTCCCAATTCTCTTCCACGAATCCAACAGGGATTTCAAGGTAATCAGACACAGATTGTGGAGTGAAGGTGATCGTGTATTCCATTTTGTTTTCAGGTTTTGAGGTTAGAGTTGTAAAGGTACGTCAAATATTTGAATTACACAAACCAATTCGGTAAATAATTTGATCCAACCCTTTATGTGAAAAAAGAAAAGGGTCAGGATGCATTATCATAAAACGAATATCCACAATAATATTATTGAGGTGTAATTGATTCTCATCAATATTTTTTACTTTGTCTAAAATAAAATCAAGTTTTTGTTGTTTAGTTTTCATAGTTAATTTTTTTATGTTTTCAAAGATACGTCAAATATTTAGATTACACAAGTTCTCCGAAGTATATTTCGGGTTTGATTTTTTCATCAGTCATATCACGGAACATACAAGTAACAAGGTCATGAATATCATCATCAGAATACTCATCGTTCATGTCATAATTTTCTTTACAGTGAAAAAACACATCCTCACTGATAATTGGTGAAAACCACATTTGACAGATCTTTTTGAATCTTTTTTTATTTTCCTTCTTGGTCATTGTTCCATGTTTGAGGTTAGTTCTGTAAAGGTACGTCAAATATTTGAATTGACCAAATCTTCTGTGATGTTATTGAAATGTTTTACCATATCAGGATCTTCTTCAAACATTTCAAAACTCTGACACAACATATCACTGAAAACATCGGTGAATATAGGTAATTCAACGATCACATCTTCGGTTTCGTTATTGAAGATCTGTCCGTAGATCATGTATTTACCGACTGGTTGATAGAATTGTAGTGTGAATTCTTCACCTTTGATAATCGTGGGGGTCATGGTTTTAGGTTTTGAGGTTAGACATGTAAACCCGTTCTATCCAAAGGATCAAGGTGGGTCAGACCCGAAGTAAATCCTCTACTTCACGAGGGTGGTGTTTTGGGGGTCACCACATCCCCTTGTTTGATATATCAAAGATACGTCAAATATTTTAGATGACCAAACATTTGTCTGTCAAACTATCATAAGTTTTTTCAACGATCATATTGTGTGTAATACCAAATTCCTTATCATACATAAAGTCCCTATACCGAGGAGATTTTTCTTTGAGTATCACATCAACAAACTTACCATTATCACCAATCACTTGTGCGTGGTAAAAGGTGTGTTTTTGTACTTGGACGATTACTTCGTCACCTTGATTGTATTTCATGTCAGTTCAGTTATTAGGTTAGTGATGTAAAGATACGTCAAATATTTGACACTACATAACGTCGTCAAAAGTTTTTTTACCTTCGTGTAGGGAATATTCCACATACACGTTTTCTTCATCATCGGTTATAATCCAAATAATGATTGTCCAAGTCAACATATCAAATACGTTGATGTAGATTTCTTTGAGTTCAAGTTCGTCGTATTCAATATCAACGATACCTTCAAGTAATTCTTCTTGACCATTACGGGTCAGAATATCGTGTACGAGAACGTGGATGAAATGTTCAGTATTTTTATATTGGTTCGGGAGAATAATTCTGTGTGTCATAAAAAATAAGTATTAGAAGGGGAGGTCTTCACAGACCTCCATCATTAGTGATTCGGTTTCAGAAGGTTGATCATCCCACTGAATTTGATCAATGAGTTTTTTGAGTTCGGGATTCTTCTTACCTGACTCTACGATCATTTGGTGGAATCCGTCAAGACCGTACATCATTTCAAGGAGATTGTTTGAATAGATCACCTTCTTCCATTTGTTCTTGGATTGTTTACGTAGGATGTCTGATTGACCTAACCATTTGAGAGATGATACAACCTTGTAATAGGTTTCATCCGTGATATTCAGAAAAGACACCATACCACGGTAGGGTGAGTCAACAGATGAACGGGTGACACCGAAACGAAGGGTTACTTGATTGTTGTTGATCAGTTCCAAGAAATCTTTGAGAGAGTCAACATGTGAAGATGGATAAAGTTTCATTTTGTTTTTGGTTTTAGGATTATGATGTAAAGATACTGCAAGTTTTTGGGTTACACAAGTATTAGTGAAGATATTTTTTCACAAGAGAATTCATCACCTTCTTACTGTAAATCTCCGTGAAGACAAATTGAACGGTCTCGTGATCTGTGTTACCGAAGTACGTATTGTTCTGTTTTGTCATGAACAGATAACCGATGTACGATACGATGTCAATTTTATCAAAGTTGAAGATATCGTTGAAGGATATGTTACCTACCTTCGTTTGAAACGTTTCATCA